ACCACCTGCAGGAACTGTGTAAGTCATATTAGTAGCTACAGTGTATGTAGGAGACGTTCCTGAAGTGCCTATTCCTAGACGCTCCGCTTGGTATTTAACTTGAGATTGTAAACAACAAGAAGGTAGTGTTACTTCTTCTCCATTTGTGTAGATGTAAGTAGTTGTACCAAAAGAATTTGACACGATATCAGCAATACCAACACCGTCTAAACCTCCTAGTAATGTAACTTCCTTACAATTTTTGCAGCCGCACATAATCTAAAAATTAACAGCCTCCTCCGCAGCCACAACCGCAGTCAGAAACTAATGAACAATATTTTGTTGCAGCTGATAGTAGACTATTAGCTGTTGTAAAATCTTGACATGCAAATGCAGATTGGATACCGTAAATAAATACTTCCATCTGATCTACTTGTGTTTTAAGTTTTTCAACTTCTAAAGGATCACATGCTTTTACTAAACGTGCAATAAGTGAGTCTTTACAATTACACAGATTACAAAGAAATAACTCGTTATAAGTTTTATTCTTGTAGATAAGTGCATCACGCATAACTGTATAAACTAGCTGATAGATACCATCTGCTAGAGTCCAGGGTTGCTCTATAAGAGCGTCGAATACGTAAGGGGTAGGTGAGCCAGGTGCAGTAGCGTAAACATCTGTTGTGGCGTCTTTTAAATAGTATGTAGCTAACGGGGAGCTACTAGTGTTTGGAGGATTAGTACCAATGTATACCTCTACAAATGCAGAAGTAATCATGTCGGTATCTATATTAGGTGTACCCCAACCTCCAGGATTATGTGTAGCGTTATATGGCTGCGTTTCTTCTGTAAGGGTAATAAGATTACATTTACCTGAAAGAGAAGCTGATATTTTAGGAATAAGTGCCATATAATCTGTTTATTCAAAATTAACTAAAAAATAGTAGCCCGCCACAAAGACAGCAATTTTTTTGTGACGGGACTACTGTGGGCGGAGAATTACATGTTAAGGATAGCCTTAATCGCTGTAGCAGCTGCTCCAGAGAATAAAGTATCTACAACTGCTTCTGCAGTTGTTGCAGTAATTACACCTGTTGTAACGTTAGTCAAGTTACAGTGTAGAATTACACTACCTTGAGGTTTGTTAACAGATGCAAGTCCTAAAATTTCTTCTGTCCAGTTGAAAGCCAACGTAGAGTAACGAGAAGATTGAGCAGTATTACCAGCTACACCAGGGATTTTAACAACTTGGTCACGTGGAATAGATGGAGTAGCTTGTTGGTCGTTTTGACCTTCGAAACCGTAGTTTAAGTACTCATCCATAGCAACTTGTTGCCATACACCGTTTCCGTTTTGAGCACCTGTTACAGTAATCAAAGCTGAAGAATCAGAGAATGTAGTAGTGAAACGGTTAGCGTAGTAGTCACGGAAACTGTTTACGTTAAACGGAGCTTCAACACCAGTAAGACGTACACCAAATGCAGCGACAGCAGCGGCAGCAGCAGTAATTACTTGTACGTTAGCTACAAGAATAGTTGCGCTATCACCAACATATGGAGTAGCCAAAGTAATTGCAGTTGCAGTTACAGCAGCTACGCGATATACAGGGTTAGTTACACCAGCACCACCAATACGTAAGAAATCACCTACAGCAACGTTAGAGGTTGCAGTACCAGTAATAGTCATTACTTTTGATTTGTAAGTAACACCAAAAGATGTTGGAGCACCTGTAATAGCAGTACTAGAAGCAGCAGTGATAGCCTCTAATTTCAAGTAACCATTTGCAGGCTCTTGATTTGTGAAGTTACGGTAACCAGAAGCAACAAGAGCAACAGCTAATTCTGCTTGAGTACCAGTAGCATCAGTTTTAACTGGACCAGCAAACTCACTCATCGGTTGTGAACGGTTAGCAGCATCGTTATCACGCTTACGAACTTTGATCCAGAAATCAGTGTTGTTAGCTACAGGAAGAGCACCAGTAGTACCATTGTAACCAACGATGTTTACTTGTTGTACTGCAGCTTTAAATTTGCTTGCAGAAATAGTAACCATACCTTTAGTAATAGCTGGAGATTTCATCAAAGGTTGGGTAGCACCTTTACCTTGTACGATGAAAAATTTGTCAGTTGCAGTCAATGCAGCATAAGAAGTATTGTCAAGACGACGCATACCCATGTCACATACTGCTACTGCTCCGATAGGGAGGTTCAAGTTTGTAACTACGGTTCCTACAGGAACGGCAGTGTTCAAAGCTGAAGTTAATGCACTAGCGTCAGAAAGAACGACACTAAATACGTTGTTTGCTTTTCTAAACATTTTGTTTAAATTTTAAATTAATAATTGTTTTTTTATTCTAACTCTTTAAACGGCTCTACCGTTTGTACTTTTTGTTCTTTAACACGTTGCATCATAAGATCCGTAGCAATGTCAATAATAACTCTGTGAGTTGATTCATCAAGCTCGCAGTTTTGTTGGTTTGCTGGGATATCTCTATCAACAGTAATGTTAGATGGATTCTTTAAATATCGCATATGATAAGTAACAATATTAAATGTGCCATCTGTTAGTATCTCATGACGTTTAGCTGTAGCAGGTTGTAAAGGGTCAATACCCGATGTTTGTCTGCTATATTCTATACGCCACACTCTACTATCACCATAAGATTTGTAAAACGGTTTCTTGTACTTACTCCAATTAAAACGTTGGACCTCATTATGCGCAACTGTAATTATATACGCATAGATAGGGTAAGTAGTCGAACATTCTGTTTTATCAATTACACATTCTTCAAAGATTGTGTACATATGGTCGGACGGTAAATCAAAGAACTTCCCTTGTATTAGTGAGTTACTTAAAACTCCTACTTGTGAAGCCGAAGCTGGGAGTGAAGCAGCGTCTTTGATCAACGCTGCTAGTCCCTGGTTTCTTATTTCAATTTCCTCAAAGCCTTTGCCTTTTCGGTTATTTACTTCATCGTAAAACTTTTTGACGTAAAAATTAGTAGCCTCAGTTAGGACAGAAGATAATTCGAAATCTTCGTATCCTGGAGAACCAAAGCTGTCTGAGCGATCAAGCTTCAATTCTAATTCGTTGGCCATTTCATTTGCCGTCATTGTTATTTACGTTTAGTTAATTCAATTTTTGCTTTAATGCGAAGCTTTACTTCTTGGTTATCTGGGTTAAGAAGGTAGTTGATAACATCAGTTAAATCACCTAACTCTGAACCATTATCAAGAGTGTAACGTTTTTCGCCTTTGCGGATAATTGCACCAGCTTCAACAGCCTCTTGTACAAAGATACGCTCATTATATTGTGGATGGTTTACAATCTCTAAGAAATATCTTGGATCGTTTTCAACAATTTTCGCTACCTCAGATTTTAACCAAGTTTCGTTAGCGCTAACTGGAATTGTACGACCAAGAGATTTAATGAAGCCGATAGTTGCTACTTTACTGTTAGTAACTTCAGCATACTTAACGTAAGCTTGTGCTTTAAGATCTGCTTCTTCTAGTTTCTTAGAAGTCACTTTGCTTTCATCAACAATCATAAACTCATAGGTTGCTTTGTTGATTCTTTCATCGTAAGAAGGTGATACCAACATCTTATTAGAAATAAGAATAAGATACTTCAACATATCTAAAGGTAAGTTTAGATTTAATGTTGTTCCTTCTTTTGTAAGAATAACTCGGCCTCTACGATCCGTTCTCCAGAAGTTTTTCTCTACTGGAAGAGTAGGATTAAGATCCACACCTAATTCTTTTTCAAAGAACTCTTTTTGAGTCATCCCGTTAGGAAATGTCTCCATGTATTTCTGAACTTTCACACGTGTGATGTCGTCCATAATTACTTTAACTCCCCCACCTCGTGTCTCACTATTGAGAGGAACTTGGTAGCTTCGTTTTGTTTTGTTGTACATGAACGGGTCTTTTAATTTTTCCTGTCCTTGTACTAGTAGGTTACTCCATTTGCCCGAAGATTCTACTGGCTTAATAGCTACAATTCTATCTTGTAGGAATGTGCCGTATACAATTTTTTCTTTGGTTGCTGTCTCCATTTTTTGCTGTCTTTATTTATTAATTCTCTTTAAAAAAGGGGACCCTCAAGGCGTTCATCTCTCAAGGGTATCCCCCTTCTATAGTAGGTAGTTATTATCTTTCAACAACCAAACGTAGGTCAACTACTTTAGTTGGATCTTCGATCATCATACCACCCCATTTTTGGATGTGTACTTCGTACCCGTCTACACGTGAAGCTACCATTTTTGGTGAGCCTTTACCTGCAGGAGAGAACGGATCACGCATACCAGGGATGTATGCCCAGTTGTAATCTGGAACTCCTTTTGGCTTAACGCGGTAGATACCAGCGTTGTCACCATAGTCAAGAGCTAAGATACGGTGAGACTCAACAATACCTTTTCCATCTGGGTGACGTTGTGGGAAGTATACGTCATCATCAAAGAAATCAACGATTTCAACCATGATAGTAACTCCGTTGTACCACTCGTACACGTTCCATTGTGGCTCCATTAAACCTTTAGTGTTTTTACCACCTAAGTTTCCTGGGTTAGTATTGGAAGTCAAGAATTTGTCAGAGATAACTGTAAATTTACCGCTTCCAGATTTAGCATTAATTTGTTTTGAGATTTCAATCGCACCAAATTCACCTGTTAACAAGTGGATAGTACGTTTTCCACGCTCAATTTTACCAACACCCATATCCAACAACAACTCTAAATGCCAATCAAGGTCGTAAGTGTTGTAGTAGTGTACGTTTGAAGGAGCGATTTGATCGAAGAAACCTGCACCAGACTCGATAGCATATTTCGTCTTATCGTCTTTGTTCAAGTACTTGTGATCAGAAGTCCAGTTTTTCTTACCGTACATCAACATACGAGCAAACATTTCTTCTGCTTGGTGGTGAGCTACCAAATCTTGGTAGTTAATCCAAATAGATTCTTGTTGACCTTTGTAGTTAAATCCGAACTCAAGTGGTTCGTTTTTACCTTTGTTGATTGTGTTACCTGCTACTTCATACTCCATGCGAAGTGTAGAAGGACGGTTTTCCATTCTCCAAGGAGATGTGAAGTAAGGCTTCGCACCTTGGTAAGAAAGAGTTGAAGGAGAAAGAGAGTAGAACTTAGACCAACGTGTACCAATAGCTAATTCCTCAGAAGGAATAGTTTTGTTAGGGTTGTCAGTTACTAATTCAACTTCAAACTTGTAACGAGATCCAGCATCCATAGCTTGTTTTACCAATAAATGGTAATCATCTACCTCACCACGAAGAACGTTGGTAGGTTCGAACAATGGTTCGTCAAAGATTAAGTAGAAACGCTCACCGTTAGATCCTACGTTTGCTGGGAAAGTACCAGCAGAAATAGTCAAACCGTTAATTGTTTCTGCATCAACTAGAGGCAAGTTTTTGTCGTGTTGACCTTGCAACATCCAGTTGTAGAAACCGTTTTCTTGTTCCACCTCTTTAACAGGGAAACGATCAACGAATTCACGAAGTTTACCTTGGAGATTAGTTTTGTAGATCTCTTTGATCACATTACTAATCAACTGCGGTTTTTGCTGATACAATGAGTAGAAGTGATTATCAGTCACTAACCCGTTGTAATCTTTAGCCTCATACCGTTGTAATGGAAGTAATTGAGCCATTTTGTTTTGTTTTTAAATTATTAGACGAATTGTATTTATTTTTTACTAAGTGCGTTTTCTAGCATAGAAAGCAAACCTTCTGTTTTCTGAGAAGTCTCTACAGAAGTATTACGTCCTACACCACGTTGTTCTTCAGCTGCAATAACTTTATCAAGTTCGTTAATTGCTGCTGTTTTAGCAACGTTTTTCAACTTAGAGATATCAGGTTTAAATTTACCTTCTTTATCTAAATTGAATAATCCGATAGTGTCGTAGTAGTTGATTAACATCTCAAACTCTACAGGATTACGTTTTTGTTTGTACATCAAGCTATTGTACTCAACACCTGATTCAGGATCTTTGTGAACAGGAGTCATGATGTTAGCTTTCAGTTTTTCTTTTGCTACTTTGTTGAGGTTTAGGCCATCAATAAAAGCTTCACGAGATTCAATGTTTTGTACAAGACTGTCAAACATTTTAGTCTGTGCTTCTTGCTCAGCTTTTGTTTTAGTTTCTTTTTCAAGTCTTGCTCCTTCTACTACCTCATTTGCTTGCTTGCGGAGTTCGGGAATAGCTTTTAGAGATTTCTCTTGTAGCTTATTCATTTGCTCTGCATCATTGATAGCTTCTATAGCATCTTGATCAGAAAAGTTTTTAGACTTAAGCAATTCAAAGTAAATCTGTTTTTGGAGATTTACATCGGCTTGCACATCCTCAGCTTTAACACTATCAAAGAACTCTAATCGTTGTGCCATCAATATGGCTTGATCAGTTGCGTCAAAAGCATCTTCTATTTCTAAGAAACGCTTCTTGGTTGAATCTAGTGATTTCTTCCAGTTTTCTTGAGT